GCTTTTAGCCTTTCAGCCAATCCATCTTGATTGTCGCCAGCGACTGCAATTTTAAATTGGTAAACTTTGTTACTTTCTGAAAGATAGTCAAAGAACGTTTTCATATTATTTTCCTAATAGTTATATTATTTATCCTTATTTGGGTTTTTCAAACGCTCTAATAAGCTATTTCTGTCGGTGACCACAAATCCCTCGCCGTTGGTGACGTCGTCGGTCTTTGTAACTTCTTTATCTAGCTTTTCTTTTTTGAGCTGCAAGTCAACCATTTTTAGTTTTTTATCCAGTTTGGCTATTTTTGCATCCAACCCAGTTCTCAAAAAAGTATTAGCTACCTCAAAAATTCTGCCACTAAACCTGCCTTCTACATTCATACCAAGATCCATAAGATCTTCATATGCTTGCATTGCTTTTTCAGCTATGTCATTTAATTCCTGATCTGCCATATATCCAAGTCCATCAACTGGTGGTAATGCCGCTGTTATTTTATCAAATTCAGAAATATCTCTTACATTTGCTGCTGGTGTCTTCTTTGCACTGGGTTTGGTAACTTCAGTGTCAGTTACAATGTCCAAGTTCTCTGGAAGATTTAGTAGTTTTTCCAATTTCTTTGTCATAATATTTCCAAAATAATATACATATATTATTTATCTACGTTTGCGACTTCCAGTGTGAAACATGTCGCCTTCAGTTATAATTCTAAAAGTTATGCCTTTGTTGTTGGCCCAGGCCCTGGCCGCAGCCCATTTGCACTGATTTAGTGCAAATTGAATTTTGTCGTTTATATGCTTGCCAGTTTGTTCTTTAAATGTGTGTTTTGCTGGTTTAATTTCTATAAGTTCAGTATGCTGCTTACCCTGTGCATCCATATATACTATTAAAAAGTCTGGCACATACACAGAGTACTGTTGTTTAAATGGATTTAGGTAAGGTATCTTTATACTTTCACTTGCCCATTTTAGTATTGCAGGATTTTCATCAAAAGTACGCATAGCAGCAAGTTCCCAGCTACTACGATATATGGGTTGTCCAGTACCTATATATTTTTCTGGATTTTTTATAGTGTATCTATCTTTTGAATACCTGGGCATTTAAGGTAATACATTTCTATTTTCTTCTGGTATTACTTTTTCAGTATTTCTAAACCCAAGTGTACTTATTTTTGATCTATTTACATTAAGAACCTGTGTAACTACGATGCTTAATTGTCTGTTTTCTAATCCCTTTAGTGTGTCAAGTAATTCAAAAACATTTATATTATCAATTTTAGATTGTTGTAACAATACTGAAGAAACGCTTAACGCAGCTGATTTGTCAAATCCGCGTTTTTCAAAAAATCCAACAACTGCGTCCACTTGATTACTAGGATAACTCACACTTTCAACAAAGTATTTGTCGAAAAATTCTTTAGTTTCGGATGAACTATCTGGTTGTTTTTCTGAGGATAAATTGGAGTAATCTGACATATTAATTTCCGTTAAAATTTACTTGGGTTGCAGTTACTTGATCTGCAGAAGATAATGAACGCGGGAATACTACACCACTTAGTACCCCGGATTTTGAAAGAGATGTAGGACTTAACACATTTAATGCTTCGTTTGCAATACTGTCTAATGACAAATTTTTTGCATTTTGAAATGTATTTGCTCCCGTAATTAATGCGCTTAGGAAATTACCACCATGTAAGTTGTCTAATGTAGTATTTATACCAGATAAAACCCCGCCACCTCCAAACAAATTATTAACGCCGCCACCTTCAATCGTAAGTGGACTTGGTATATGATCATAGTGTATGGTTGCGAAATTTGCTGGAACCGATCCCTCTTTCACATTTCCGCGATTATAAAATACAGCTTCATATTCTATAGTCATATTATTGACAGTAAATTCGCTAGCTTCTTGATTCATTTTATCGTGTTGAAATTTTGAAATAATTGGGTTAACTAGTGTAAAGCTGGTAAATGATGGCCTTACATTTTGTGGGTGTAATTGGAATACTTGAATACTTGTAAAAAAATGCTGTGGTTTACCACCCCGGTCTAAACCGTATTTGTATTCTAATCTATCAGCACCACCATACATTGTATTTTGACTACCGGTTTTTTGATATGCTGGTGAAGAGATACCAGGGGTACCGTCATAGTTTCTAGTTGTATAATTGCTATCTGTATAATAATATCTGAAATATGATTCCCACAAAAATGTTGTAATGCCAGCGTTGTCATCATGGAATTCCAATGTTATTGGATTATATTCCACGCCTGTTTGTACAACTTTTTTCCTGTTGTATTGATTTAACGTTTCAGTTTTTATATTATACCCTGGTAAGTCGACAGACTTTACTAACAGATTTATTTCAGATTTATCGAATACTTGTTGTGTGTTTAACAATGTTCTTATTGCTGGGTTTATATTGAACACTACGTGATATAAGAATTTTACTTTGGGCGTAAGTCGCATATTGCTGTCGACGTACAACCTTGCTGCATGTTGGTAATCGCCCAAGTTACCTTTGGGATTAGTTACTCCATTTAAAAAATTATCAAAAAAACCATTAAATCTAGACATATAAATATTTATCTAATTATATTAACTACACAGATAATAAAATGAGGTAAGCGTTAAACTTACCCCATTATTATGCAATCTCTAAGGAGTTAAATTAAGCGCCTACGCCAGTAGCTAGGCTATTTACAGTTCTACCAACGTTTGTTCCAACACCTGTATTATCTGGTGTTTGTATTGCGTTGTCGAATTGAATCGTTAATGCCACTGTTACTGCTTCGCTAGTTGCGTAATTTAGTGTATTGTAGTTTGCTTCTTGGACATAGCAACCATAGCACTCCCAAGTTTCCAGTACTGTTGGTGTGAACGCCCCGTTACCACCATCAAGGATTTCAATTCTTGTTAAGAATTTATAATCACGACCTGATGCAGCACTTGCTTGTTCCATGAAGTCGAATTGCTTTTGCAACTGGGTACCAACTAGTTTTTGTACGTTGTTGTTTACATCTTCACGTAGGTTGAGTGAGATCGGGTTCCATGTATGCTTACCAGCCAAATTTACTTTGCTGTTGTAAACATGCAATTCCATATTTTCAAAAGTCACCTGCGGGCGGGTAACATCAATTACCTGCTTGGTTAACTCAGTAGTTGGCGTCCCAACGCCAAAATTTTCCAATGTCACACGGAAACGGTATTGTAGTTTTGGCATAAGCAAACCTTGACTAGTAGCACTGTCATTGGTTGCCAATGGTACTGTAAGCTTGCTTAGAGATGAGATTGACATAATATATTATAACTCCTTATATAGAGTATTTATCTTCTTTTTTGTTTTTTAAATTAGCTCAAAGAAAAACCGCAGTTTTATCTGCGGTTTTATCTAATTTAATTATAGACCAGCTATTTCGCCAGTATTTTTCAAACGCAACGGAATGTATATAAATTCGATTGCCTTAACTGGCTCAATTGCAATATCAACATACAATTCGTTTCTATCGATTCTGCTTGGAGTATTGTTTGACTCGTCACACACAACCAAGTAGTCATATATAGCACGCAATCCAATAAGCTCAATCATCAAGCTTTCAACTTGTTGTTTTATCTCATCACGTGTAATTTTATCATTTGGTTCAAATATGTATGGTTTGGCCAAGTTCTTTAATTGGCTGCGCAAGTATACTACCAACCGAGCAACGTTAACGCGGTCAAGTGCGCTTGCGGCTCTTGCACGGGTCTTCTGTCCATAAACAACTAATCCTGCACCATTAATAAATGTTATTGGGTTAACATTATTTAGATACAAGGTATTACGCTGTCCCTCATTAAGTGCAACACTTACAAATTCACCCTCACCACTTATGTATCCAGACGCAGTTGCGTTTGTTACACCACCACGACGTACCCCCGCTGGAGCAAACCATGGATAACCAACTTGGTCATTAAGTGCAATAGTGCGCAATGCCATATGACTTGCTGGTACAACAATGTTGTTGCCAGCATTGTCACTAGTATATCCAGCTGGATAATAAATTCCCAGATATTCATCACGGCTTACAAGTCCTTGATCGTTATCTTCAACAACTTGATTGATGTTTGAAGCCCAGTCATTTATGCTAGTAGTGTTTGGTTGCAATCTCATTGGGCTGTCACCAACCACGAACGCAGTTAATCCACGATCGTAATTTAATGAAATCATTTCACCAATTAGTTCTGGATAATTTGGACAAGCAATTAAGTTAAACAACTTTGATTCGTCATCACGAATATCGTCATTACTGTTAACCAATGCTTGTAGGCTTTGTACAACTACTTTACGTTGTGCATTATACCCAAAACTTCCTGATCCATCAACATTGTTTGCACTCTCAGTAACCCAACGATGTGGGTAATAATTTGTTGTGAATTGGTTGCCGAAACGAAGGTTTCTTGATCCCAAATTAACATAATTACGGCTAAAACGTTTTACGTTAAATCCGCTACGACGCAAGTTCCACAATAGCATACCTTTTGGGTACAGTGCTGGGTCTGGGGCATCCGGATCTAGATAATTTGATGTTAGCAATTCAGCAATAGTTCCGTATGGTGCTGTGGTTGGAGTACCGCCAGATGTACCATATCTAGCATCAGCAAATAGTATACCATTTTCTGTTGTTTGATCAGTTTTATCAACAAATATCCATTTACTAGTTGTTGTATTGTATCTGTAAACCTGTGGGTAATTTTCCAAATCAGCAGTGTCAACCCATAGATCGCCTTCTAACAGTGCGCTACCATCACTTTGGGTAGTAGGTTCAGTGGCACTTACAATGGGGCCTGTTGAATTCGTATCTTGATAAGCAATATTATAATTCTGATACCCAACCCAAGTTGTTCCGTTGTGTATTAGAATGTCAACTTCATCAGTTATACTG